CTGAAGATGCATTAGTAATTGAAGAATTTTTAGTTACAGCTTATATTGTAAGTAGAAATGATTCTTATAATTTAATACCGGGTGGTATGGGAAGATCCAGTTTTAAACATAATGAAGATGCTAAAAAACGAATATCTGAAGCTCATTTGGGTAAAAAATTTACAGATACTCATAGAAATCATATATCTGAAAGTAAAAAAGGTAAAAAGTCTCCGAGAAAAGGTATTAAATTGTCAGAAGAACAAAAACAAAAAATGAGTAATGCACAAAAAGGTAAATTTACTGGAGAAAAGAACCCGATGTATGGTGTTCATAGATATGGTAAAGATGCCCCAATGTTTGGTAAACATTTTTCAACAGAAGCTAAACAAAAAATTAGCGAAAGCAATAAAGGTAAAAAACGTACAGAAGAACAGAAACAAAAACTAAGTGATGCTCGCAAAGGCAAAAAACGAGGATCATATCAAAAATGCTTATGGATAACATCTAATGGAGAAATTGTAATGATGGATAAACGCAATGCTAAAGTGCATCACCCAGATTGGGTTTTATATGAACAAAAATAAATTGATTTTTAATATGAATTTAAAACAATTATTACATAAAATAGAAACATTTGCTAAGAAACAAAAGTTCGTAAATTCAGTTTCACTTGGTGATGTTTATGAAAATTGGAATAGTAAGCCAAATATGAAATATGGAGCAGTTAATATTGATATTCCTCAAATAATTGTCAATGATAATATGCAACAAATGCAGGTTTATTTATACTATGCAGATAGATTGACACACGACCATTCAAACGAATATGATGTTAAAACTACTGCTGAATTAGTTTTGAATAATATAATAAACTATTGTGCCGAGATAGGTGATGTGAATGAAGGATGGACAATTAGTTTATTTAATCAACAATTTGCAGATGAATTAGCAGGTGGTTATGTGTCATTTTATCTTGAAATAGAAAAGCCATTTGGAGAATGTTTAATTGATGACTATAAAGATGAAGATGAAAGTCTGATTGAACTGCTTAAAGAAGCTATTAAGAAATATGAAGAAGAAAATGCTAAAATAGCTGAGATATTAAAGGAAATTCTTCATAAATTGACTGGCGAATACAATATGTTTAATATATCATTCAAAGTTGATGGTGAGATATATGATTCAAGATTCAGTGAAGATTCTGTTACTTTAGGTGAAATTAAACCAAATGACCCGGTTAAAGAAGGCTTCATATTTAATGGTTGGGATCTTAATGGACAAATTAAAGATGATAGTTATTTAATAGACCATAATACTATCTTTAATGCAGCCTTTGAAGCAATAAAAGTTAAATGTGACTTCTACAATATAGGTTATCATTCACAATATTCAGAAATAACTGACCCTGATGTATTATTACAAGTATTAAATGCCAATTATGAATGGGTTTCTGAAATAAATGATAATACTAAAACTTTTGGTAGAGCAATATCAATCAGTGGTGATATATATAATTCTGTTGGACTTGCTTCCAATAACTATAGCGGATATATGGACATTACTGTTAGTAAAGATGTTAAGATTTTATTGGCATCATCAAATAATGCCGGAACAAAGAAAACAGCAGATGTTTAGGTTGATGATGAACATATTTACTATGACGATGTGAATATATTATATGATTATGATTTAGTTCAGAATGATTATATTCCAACAAACATTGAACAATATAATGTAATTGATGTTAAAGCTGGATCCAAAGTAATCATATCGACACCAAAGAATAAACAAATAAATGTGATTGGTATATACGTTGAGCATAAAGACATTAAAGCTTCAAGAACTATTAAACAACAATCAGATATTGATGAATATACAATAGCATTTTATGGTGCTAATGACGGTAATGATTTAATTAGTGTTGTTGATAAAAATGAGCATTTAGAATCACCAGATGAAAATGGTTGGAATTGTATAACAGATTCAAGCTTTGTATTTGGAATAACACCAGTAACACAGAATCTTGAATTTGAAATAATTTAATTTTATTATTTTTCATTTGAACAAAAATGTACAAAAAATTATTCGAATAATATATGACTAATAGAGAAATTGCGCAAGAGATTAGTTCAAGAATTGGTAATAGTCCAATTCCATTTGATAGTGTCTATTCTATAGCACTTCAAATTTATAATGAATTGGGTGGAGATGAAACCCAATTTGATTCTGTTTATTCCATTTTATTGGAAATATTACCATTAGTTGAAGGTGGTGGAAGTAAAATTATTGATGACACTTCTATTCGCTTAGATAAGACTTGGAGCTCAAGTAAAATCAATGAAGAAATTCAGGCCGTTGCCGGAACAGCAAATAGTGAGATTGAAGGCAAAGAAACTGAAGACTTTACTTTTGTCGCTGAATTGCCTGTAAGTGGTGAGGAAGACGAACAAGTTATCATTAAAGGAGAAAATTCTGACACTCTTTATAAATATGTCAGTGGATCTTGGGTTGAACAAACTCCAGATGCAACAAAATTATATTTTGATACTGAAAATGAAGCACTTTATTCATATGTTTCTGCTGACCATCAATTTGCTCCAGTATCATTAGTAAATACTATTATTGTTGGTTCAAACCTTAATTCTAATGAAGCACTCAAAGCAATCAAAACTCCGGGTGTTTATAGTGTGGTTCAAAGACTTACTAATAAAACGAAAGGTGATTATATCAAAAACTGGACATTGACAGTTGAAGGTATCGATTATGATGAATATGATAAGAGTGATTCTATTTATTAGAGAATCCAAAGTAATTATACAATTCAAAAACGTACTTGGAGTTCTACACGTGCAACTAATGATGGTTGGAGTTCATTCAGTACTTATTATGCAGGTGAAATCAAAGATACTACTACTTCAAAATACTACACTTGGAGCTCAAACAAGATTGCTGCACAAATTGCTGACGCAGGATTTGCTGTATCTATTGTACAGGAATTACCCGCAAGCGGCGATGCTCACACAATATACTTTGTTCCTGAAACTGGTGGTGAAACTGCTGATGCATATGATGAGTATATGTATGTTGATAATGCTTGGGAAAAGGTTGGTTCTACACGCATTGACTTGAGTGACTATGCAAAGAAAATGGACTACTTTGTGCCTGTAAATCTACAAACACAAGAATTTGACTGGACAGCATTAAATACTGCAACTACATCAGGTGTGTATCGTGTTGGTATTGGTTTTGAGATGCAAGGTCAAAGAATTATTAGTATCACAGCAAACTTATATGTGGCTGCCGCTGGCAACGCAATAAATCAAGACATTTTAGTTGCTTGGGATGGTAGTGTTTCTTTGTACGAAAGAAGATCAACAAATAGAGGTGCTTCTTGGAGTTACAGTGAAGAAGACGTCGCAATTATAAATGATAACGGTCCAGCGGCAAGACAGACATACTCATCAAGAAAAATAAACCAATTACTTGGTGCAAAGCAAGATACTTTAACAGCAGGTTCTAATATTACAATATCAGGAACAACAATTAGTGCAACATATGAAGTAGCATCTAATGCTGAAATTGAAGCATTGTTCGTATAAGCAAATAAATATTAAAAATTAAATATAGATAAAATTATGGCAGAATTAAACGATAAATTGATTACTTATGGTAATTTAAGCACATTCTATGATAAACTTCAAGAACAAGATATTGATGCTATATATAACTTAATATATACATTACATCCAGATGCAGATTACCTTAATTTTAGTGCTAATCTTCCTAACACAAAAGTTAGATTAGTTCTTTATTCTGATTATGAAGCAGAACCATCAACTCCAATTGATATTGATTATTCATTTGATAGAAAAAATTGGACACATTATACAGTAGATAATGATATAGTAATACCAACAGATGGTAAAGTATATTTACGTGGTAACAACGATTATTTTAGTGTTTATGATTATGAAGATTATGAAGATACATTATATTATCATTATTTTGAATTTGAAAATGAATCAGAAAATACCCTTAATGTTGAAGCACACGGTAATATTAACAGTTTGCTATCAAAAACAAACTGGAATGAAATAACTGCATTAGCTGAATATTGTTACAATGGTATGTTCTAGGGTTGCACTTCATTAACTAAAGCACCAGCATTACCAGCAACTAGTTTGGCAGATAGTTGTTATTCTGGTATGTTCAGTGGTTGCACTACATTGACAGAAGCACCAGCATTACCTGCAACTAGTTTGGCTAATAGTTGTTACTCTTATATGTTCAGTGGTTGCACTACATTGATAGAAGCACCAGAATTACCAGCAACTAGATTGGCAGATAGTTGTTATTCTGGTATGTTCTAGGGTTGCACTACATTGATAGAAGCACCAGAATTACCAGCAACTAGATTGGCAGATAGTTGTTATTCTGGTATGTTCTAGGGTTGCACTTCATTAACTGAAGCACCAGCATTACCTGCAACTAGTTTGGCCGATAATTGTTACAATGGTATGTTCGGTGGTTGCACTACATTGACAGAAGCACCAGAATTACCTGCAACCAGTTTGGCCGATAATTGTTACAATGGTATGTTCAGTGTTTGCACTACATTGACAGAAGCACCAGAATTACCTGCAACTAGTTTGGCTCCTCAATGTTACAATGGTATGTTCAGTGGTTGCACTTCATTAACTGAAGCACCTGTATTACCTGCAACTAGTTTGGCTAATAGTTGTTACTCTTATATGTTCTAGGGTTGCACTGCATTAACTGAAGCACCTGTATTACCTGCAACTAGTTTGGCTAGTTATTGTTACAATGGTATGTTCGATGGTTGCAAAAATTTATCATATATTAACTGTTAGGCAACATCTAATATTACAACATCTAATTGCGATTATTGGGTTTATGGTGTATCTAATTCTGGAACGTTTATAAAAGATGCTAACGCAACTTGGACAACAGGTAATTCTGGAATTCCATCTGGTTGGACAGTACAAGATTATGTAACACCAAGTGCTTAATAACTAAATCAAATATTAAAAATTTAGAATAATGGGAGTCCAAAAGATTCCCATTATTTATTTTTCATTTGAACAAAAATGACTAATTGAAAACTCCACTAAAACTAATTATCAAATAACAAATGAAAATGAATCAAGATACCAAAGATTGGATTAAATTTATATCATCGATAGTGTTACTTGTTGCTGGAGTTGTCCTAATTTTTATTTCTATTTATCTTCCACCAATAGGTGAAATACACACTTCTGTGCTTACTGTTATTGGTGAAATATTTACATTTGTTGGAGCTGTCTTTGGAATTGGAGAATATACTGCAATCCAAATAGCAAAAATAAATAATAAAACAGAAGATAAAAAAGAAGATTAAAACTATGGCTTACCCTTGTGACTTACCTGCTAATATGGGTAATACTGATATATTTAGAGCAATTTATGCAAAACTTTCAGACATAAATCCAAGCACTGTAACAATAGAATAGAAACTTGACGTTATTCAAGACTAGCTTACAGTTGTCAATAATAGTATTGAAGCAAATACGCAAGCAATCAAAGATATTTCAATAAATGTTGACATCCATTCTAAAGACATACAGAGCATCACTAAAGCTATCAATAAACAAACTAAAGCGATTGAAAATATTTAGATCCATATTGATACTAGTGATTTGACTGATTCTGTACAATTGGTTGCTGCAAAAGTGGAAGATGGATTTGTAAAAACTGTTGAAGCAATTAAATCAATTCAACCCGGTCCAACACCACCAGTTCCACCAAGACCTGTTCCACCTTGCCCACCACATCCTTGTCCTGAACCTGAACCAATATTTTATCCGGTTACTATTGGTTTACCGGGGCCTACCGTTTGTTATCGTCCTAAAAAGAAAAAATGCGAATGTGAATACAATCATATTAAATCAAATAGTAATAATGTATTTGTACCGAAAGATGAAGATGATTGGTACCATAGACCATATAACCCATATTTAGAACCTTGGAAAGTAGAATATTATAAATCAATGCATAAATTAGCCAGACCAAGAGCTCCCAAACGTGTAAATTGTCAATATTAAATATTCGCATCCTGGGACACCGTTTTTGGTTAATATAATAAATTATATTAAATGATTATTTCGCATCACCAGATGACACAGAAATAAATCAGAAATGAGTTTTTTATTTGGATATATCGTTTAATTTTTGTATATTTGCACCACATTTCAAAATTTATACAAAAATGGCAAAGAATGACAAACCCACAGTGGACTCAATGGTAGAGCTTTTAAAGCCCGGTTTTGATGCTTTAATGAAGCAAGGAAAAATCACACAAAAAGAATTGAAAACTAATCGTAAAAAGAAATGAAATATTTCAAATTTATAGAAATGATACGTTCATCTAAAGCAGATGAATTTGGAATAGACAACTTCCCTAAGTAGTGTGATATTATAGACAATATCATATTTACTATGGAGTGTCTGGATGACATACGTGAATAGTATGGCCTGCCTTTATATATTTCGTCCGGGTACAGGTGTGATGAGTTAAACAGAAAAGTTGACGGAAAAGAAAAATCACAGCATAAAAAAGGACAGGCAGCAGATATAAACTTAGGCAGTGTTGAAATGAACCGGGCTTTTTTCAACTGGTGTTGTGTCAATATTAAAAACCTGCCTATCGATTAGCTAATAGATGAATCACAATATTCTTGGGTTCATCTTAGTTTCACAAAAGAAAATCAAAGACACCAAGTTTTACACCTATGAAAGCGTTAAATTGGATCATAGGAGTATTGTTTCTGGTGTCACTTATTTTCAATGGATTATAGTTTTATTATCTAAAGCATTTAAGTGTGCCAGAATGTGTCTATGTGTCAGATACAGTCACTATAAAGCAAGATAGTATAATAACAAAAACAAAGTGGAAAACCAAGTTTGATACTATAATAGATGTTCAGTATAAAGACACAATTTTACACGACACAATATATATGCCGATTGAGCATAAAGTGTCGGAATTTGAGCTAAAGAAAGACAGTTTTGAATTAAAACAGAAAATACATCATAGTGGGTGGCATACTAATATTGATAGTGTAGAGTGTAGTTATTCTCTTAATTATGAGATAATGAAACCGAAACCGAAAAAGTTTGGGTGGTGCATAACATTTGGACCTAGTATAAATTATGGAATAACTTTAGATGTTCAGAACAAAACTTGGACTAATGGACCTTCGGCCGGCTTTTCAGTTGTTATCGGACCTAGTTATATTATTAAATAAAGAATCAGTTTAAAAAAGACTGGTTCTTTTTCGTTTAATAAATAATAAAAAACAAGATTATTATGGATCCAAAATTATGTTATAACAAAGAAGAAATATTGAGTAAGCCTCATTTCAATTTTACCGATAATGGTAAAGACATTTATATGCATTAGAAAGACGGAAAATTTGAGATATATAAGAAACTATATTTGCTCAAACCAGATGCACAGGATTTAACAGAAACATATGTAGAAATGCATACGTATTTGGTAATTAAAAATTATTTAGAAAGCAGACAATCCAGATGGATGAATGAGTTTAATGCTTATGTTTTCTATAGCATTAAAGATTATATGAGATGTTTGGAAGATGCTAATAAAAACAGATTATTTTGATATGAAGCAATATGAACTAATTGGAATGAATGTAGCAAGTAGTAAGAACTCAAAACGAATAGTCAGAGGAAGACTGATTAACAGTAAGCTTGCAATGGATTATTATAATTTTGTTATTCCGAAACTTGAAGAAATGAAGCCTGAACTAATAGAAGATTTGGCTAATAAAGAAATGCCTTACCGTTTTCACTTTTATTATATAAGGAAAGACAGAAGGCATTTTGATTATTGTAATGTTGTTTAGATCCTTGCAGATGCATTTTAGAAAGTTGGAATATTAGAAGATGATGATATGAATCATTTTGTTCCGGTCTTTGATGGATATGAAGTTAATGGATATAATCCGGGTGTTAGGTTTTGGGTTGATTAAAAGAGTTCAGTTGAGTTTGACTGAACTTTCTTTTTTAATATAACTATATTTGGTTTTTCTGGTTCAGGTTCAAACGGTATAGTTAACTATAAATTAGGTAACAATGAATCTAGTTTTGAAGTAACTAGTTGCATAACGGTTGGATTAGGTTTTAGTTTAACAGGTAACATAGTTGTATATAGTTTGTTTAAATATTTATTGAAGAATAAAGATGGTTAAAGATGGATGGTTAACTAAGTGGGTTGGTTTAAGAGAACAGGGTGAACGTGCATTAGAAGCACGTGAAA